ATGCGGGAACAGACCAATGATGCCCGCCCCACGCGCCGCCGCCGTTAAATTCTGGCGCGAACATACGGCGGCCGGGAGGAGTATAAAATGATGCCTGCACCGAAATTTCCCCAATATAAGACGGTTCCGACCGCAATCGCCAGGTGCCAGCGATACGCTGGCTGTGCTTATGGGTAAAATTGAAGCGCAGGAAATGCAGTGGTTCGCATGCCGGATGAAACGCAAGCAGGTCGGGGGCATCCGAAAAGTCACGGTTGGCGGAAGTTTTGAGACCTACCGCGACCGCGCGGGCCGGGTGCGCAAAAGGCGGGTTGATGGCACGGGCAACCTGGTGTTTCTGCCCGAACACATTCTTCGCCGGGCGGGGTTCGAAGTCTTTCTGCCGATCAAGAAGGTGCTGCGCCGCAAGAACCGCTTTAGTCCGGAAAAGGTTCTTGTGTCGGAGCCGCTGCTGGTGGACTGGATATTCGTGGGCTGGCCGGTCGGGAAAAGCCGATGGTATGACCTGATGGAACTGGATGTGGTCACCGGCGTCATGGGCACCGGCGGGCGACCGGTGGAAATCCCGCCTGCCCGCGTCATGCGCTTGATGCGGCAATGGGGCGGCGGTCAGCTGTCGCATGAATGTCATCGCTACTTGAAGACGGGCTGCGAATTCACGGCGGGTGACACCGTTCGCGTGGTCACAGGTCCGCTGGATGGGGTGGATGTTCGGGTCATTGATGTCACGGGGCCGACCGTCAAGGCGGCGGTGGACATTCTTGGCGGCGAAGTCGTCACCGAAATCCGCAGCGACATGCTGGAATCCCTTCGGTAATCCGATGTCAGGATGTAATCGGATTTGTTAAAGGGGCTTGACGCAATGCCGGTGGTGGAGTTAAAGTGATTCCACCACTAATACCAAGTCCCTGACGGAAGTGCTTCGGCGCGATGCAGTTAGACCGAGTAGGTGGGGCAAATGCCTTCTATGGCATTGCGCGTCGTGATTTAGGCGAAGAAAAGCCACCAGATCGCGCACGGTATTATTCTGTCCAGCGGCCCGGCTGGAAAGCGCGGGCCTTTTTTGTGACGGTAGCCGAACGGAGGGCTGGTGATGTTCAGCGTGGGCGAAGTCGATGTGAAGGGCCTGCAGCGGTTCGAAAACATGCTGGGCGCTTTGGGGGCGGAAGCGCCGAAGGCCGTGAACCGGGCGCTGAACCGCACCGGCGACATGGCCCGCACGCAAGTCGTGCGCACGCTGGCCAGACAGACCGGCCTGCCGCAGAAGACCATACGCAAGTCGGTCAAGGTCAAGCGGTCCACGTGGTCCGACCTGAACTATACGATGTCCGCTGCTGGCGGTGACGTGTCGCTGAAGTACTTCAAGCCGCGCGAAACCCGCAGGGGCGTGAGTGCGCTGGTTCGAGGTCAGCGCGAACTGTACGAAAGCACCTTCCTGAAGGGTGGCAGTTTTGCCCGTGGTCGGGTTGCGCTGACCATGGGCGGGCATGTCTTCCTTCGGGTCGGCAACCGCACGGACCTGGAAAAGCAGAAGTCCGGCGTGGTTATCCCGGCGGAAATGGTGGACGGGGCAACCGCCGAAGCGTTCGACCGCACTGTGGAGGTGCAGCTTCCGCGTCGGCTGGATCACGAAATCAGCCGCCTTTTGGGCCTCTAATCCGCCCTGAAAATAAAAGGGACCGTACCCCGTCGCCGCCGCACGCGGTGCGGTAAGCGCCCGAAGTTTCGGCAGTCAGACGGCTTTTGCAAAGCCTTAACAATAAGGGGAAATCACTTAACGCCGGGGTTTAGCATACCTGCCCCACCGGCCCCGGACAGGATGGACAGGCAAAGATGCAGCCAGAACATCAGCACATTTCGCAGGCGGACCTTGCGCGCACCTTGGGGGTTACCCGCGCGGCAGTCAGCCAGTGGAAGTCAAAGGACATCCTGCGCGACGACGCATTCACCGGACCGGGCAAGACAGGCAAGATCATTTACGCGGTCGCGGTTGAACAGGTCCGGCGCAACCGCGACATCGGCCAATCGCTCGGCAACGGCATCGCGACTCGGACCAGGGTGGACGATGCGGCGCAGGTGCAGCCCGCCGTTGGGCCTGACCCTGAACCCGCACCGGTTCAGCAGCCAAGCCTGCCGATGGCAGAAGCCGTCCGGGTTGAACAGACTGCGCCCGAAGCGCCTGCTGCGTCATCGCTCACGGCGGCACCCAAGCCGGACACGGTCGAAGACCAGCTGAAGCGGGCCAAGCTGGAAGAGCAGCTGCGCCGCAACCGGTTGAAGGCTTCGGAAGAGGCGCTTCGGCAGGGCATGCTGATGGACGCAGATGACGCCCGCGAACAGATGGCGCGCATCGCGGGGATGATGCTGCAGATTTTTGAAGGATCGTTGCCAGACCTTGCGGCGGCGGTCGCGGCCCAATTCAACGCGCCGCAGCGCGATGTCCTGTACCTGCTGCGGTCGGAGTTTAAAAAGGTCCGGAAGACGGCGGCGATGAAAGAACGCGCCCGCGCGGATCATGTGAAAAAGGAAGCGACCACCTCGGTTGAACTGGATACCTGATGCTGGATGTCGCCGTCACAAGCGCCGAATGGATGGCGCACGATGTTCTTGCGGATGTCATCGACCCGCCGCCGCCCGTCGATTATCTGACGTGGGCGGAAGAACACATTATGTTTTCATCGCGGGAAAGCCCGCTGCCCGGCCCGTATAATCGGGAACGATTCATCTACTTTGACGAAATCCTGCGGGCGCTGTCGCCCGATGACCCGTGCCGGGTTGTTACCCTGTCGAAATCGGCGCAGTTGGGTGGCACGGTGCTGGCCAACATCTTCACTGGTGGCTCCATGGAAATGGACCCCGGTGATTTTCTCTATGTTCACCCGACCGATGAAAACGCACGGCGGTGGTCGAAGATGAAGCTGTCGCCCATGCTGAAAGGCACCACGGTGCTGCGCGAGATTTTCCCGATGAAGGCCCGTGACGGGCAGGACTCGGTTTTTTACAAAGAGCGCCGCGACGGTCGCGGGGCCATCCAGATTTCAGGGGCGAATTCGCCCGCCTCGCTTTCGCAGGTGTCCATGTCCCGGCAGGTTCAGGATGACCTTGCTAAGTGGGATATGAACAGCGCGGGCGACCCGGAGGCCCAGGCGGACAGCCGCAGTCAGGGCCATGAGTTCGCCAAGATTTTCAAGATTTCGACGCCCATGGTTGTTCCGGGCTGCCGCATCACAAAGAACTTCGAGTCCGGCAGTCTGGAATTTCTGCACGTGCCCTGCCCGCATGATGAATGCGGGCACATGCAGGTGCTGGAATGGGAAAACATGCTGGCCTCTCTGGATGAAGACCATCCCGAACGGGCGCACTTCACCTGTGAAGGGTGCGGCGCGTCGATTGAAGAGCATCACCGCCCGAAGATGCTGCGGGGTGCAAAGTGGGTTGCCTCGAACCCGAAGATGAAGCGGGTGCATCGGTCCTTCCACCTTTGGTCGGCCTATTCCCTCCTGCAATCGTTTGAGCGCATCGCGCGGTCATGGCTGTCGGCCAAAGGCGACCCGCCGAAGGAGCAAACCTTCTGGAATGACGTGGTGGGCAAAGCCTACCGGGTCCTGGGAGAAGCGCCGCCATGGGAAGACATCCGTGAGCGCGCGGCAGAGTCGGATTATTCCCACGGGAATATCCCGGCGGGCTATCCGATGCTGACCTGCGGCGTGGACTGTCAGGGCGACCGCGTAGAATGGCAGGTAGTGGCGTGGGGCCAAAACAGGAGGCGCGCCGTGGTCGAGTACGGCGTCTTCAACGGGCACATTTCCGACGAAGGGTGCCAGACAAAGCTGAACGGTTTGCTGCGGCAGGGGTTTCGGAACGCTTACGGGCGAAAAGTCGAAATCGACATGCTGGCCATCGACGGCAACGCCTACACGGAAGACGTTTGGGAGTGGGCGCGGCGGCATCCGGCATCCCGCGTCATCATGGTGCGTGGCGTTCACCCGGAAAACGCCCCACTGCTGGCGCAGGTGAAGAAAGAGCGCAACCGGCGCGGCAAGGTTGTCCGCTATTCGAAGCGGTTTTTCAACTTCGCCTCGTCGGTTTTGAAGATGGGGCTTTACCGGAACCTGAAGAAATCCGACCAGGAAGAACGCGGTTTTATCGCCATGCCGAAAGGGCTGGAAGACGAATTTTTTCGGCAGCTGACAGCGGAGAGCCGCAAGGCGCAAAAGGCGAAGTCGGGCTTTACCCGGTATCTGTGGGTGAAAGACCCGAACCAAGCGAACGAGGGTCTGGACACCCACCTTCAGGCGGAAGCTGCGGCAATCCGCCTTGGGGTGCGCAACCTGCCAGACACCGAATGGGATCGGTTGATGTCGGATCGCGAGCGCCCGCCCGAAGATGTTCAGGGTGATTTTGAAGATCTTCTGATGGCAGCGAAGCCGCAGGCCGAACCGGCGGATTCGGCGGGGTCCGCTGAAGACGAAACTGAAGCGCAGGCCAAGGAGCGTGCGCGGTCGAAGTGGAGAAACAGGACGCGATGAGCGGTCTTATAAAACCAGATGGAACGCCGCTGGCGGCGGCTGCACGGCCTTCGCGTCCGCAGGCCCGCTACATGCGCGACACCAAGAGCGGCGTCATCGCATCGCGGGTCGCGCCGCTGACCAACCATCGTGACGATGTGCGCCGGTCCTGGTCACGCGCCGCCGGTTTGGCTATGGACCTGATCCAGAACAGCGGTCGCCTGAAAGGCGCGACGGATCAGGTTCTTGCCGACACGGTTGGCGTGGGCCTGACCTTGACGCCCGACCCCGACCTTTCGGGCATGGGGTACGACGAAAAGGAAAAAGCGGACTGGATCAGGCTGGTAAAGAGGCGCTGGCAGTCTTACTGGAACAACGCCCGCGAGTGCGACATGCGTGGCAAGCTGACTGGCCCGCAGATGGTAGACATCGGGTTGCGCTGGCACATCGCCTATGGCGAGGCGACCGGCGTCTTCGATTTCTTTACCGCAGGCGACCGCAGCCGCTATGGCATCACCAGCGGCACCAAGCTGTGTCTTGTTCCGCCGCCCCGGCTAGTGCAGGACACCAGCCCGCTGGAGGGGCTGTTTCAAGGGGTGCACCACGATGGCAAGGGCCGTCCGGTGTCCTATCGGTGCGAAACCGTCACCACCGGACTGAAGGCAAAGCGTGACTATGCCGCGTTCGATGTGGATGGGCGACCGCTGTTCATGCACGTGTTTGATCCGATGGACGCAACCGATGTTCGCGGTATTTCACTGCTGGCCCCGGCCTTCCGGAAGCACATTCAGGCGGAAATGCTGGATGACGCGACCCTGCAAACGGCCATTCTGCAGACGGTCTTTGCCATCACGCTTACCAGTGAAGCGCCAAGCCAAGATGCCTACGAGGCGCTGGAAGTGCTGAAGGAGAGCGAAGGCGGCACGGGTTACGCGCAGGAATATCTGGACTATCTTGGGGCGCAGCTGGACCGCGCTGCGGATGGCCGGATTTCAGTCGGCTCCGATCCACAGGTGTCGCACCTTGGTCCCGGCGAAAAGCTGGGCATGGAGAGCGCGCAGGTTCCCGGTCAGGACTTCCTGCCGTTTTCGAACAGCCTTGCCCGAGACATGGCCCGCACCATCGGCATCACCTATGGCGGGCTGACAATGGACCACACCGCTGCGACCTATTCCAGCGTGCGCATGGAGAATGCGTCCATATGGGCCGTGGTCATGCGGCGGCGCGAGCGCATCGCAGCGCCGATGTGTCAGATGGTCTACGACAATTGGTTGGATGAAGAAGTAGGCGAGGGCCGAATTCCATTCAAGGGTGGATATGAAGCCTTCCGCGCAAACCGCGACCGGGTGACTGCCGCCAATTGGCAAGGGCCTGCGAAGCCCACGGCTGACGATTACAAGTCGGCGCGGGCTTCGACCGAACGGCTGGCGAATGGCACCAGTTCCATCGCCAATGAGACCGGCGACCTTGGGGTGGACCCGGACGCTCTATTTGAGCAACGCCAGCGGGAACACCAGCGCTATGTCGATGCTGGTATGGAATCGCCCTATGCGGCGCGGGATGGGCAACCCATCATCGAAACGGAGCCTGCCCCATGAGTACGATGAAGGTTGGGCAGGATGTCGTGCAGATGGATGATCCCTGCGCGATGGCCGATGCGCTGCGCAAGCTTCGCATTCGCTTGAGTGCGGGCCAGCTGCGGGAAACCGTGCGCATGGACGGCGAAGAGGTGACTTTCCAGCGGGCGCGACTGGATGACCTGAAACGGCTGATTGCGGAATACGAAAACCAGTGCCGCCGGAAGACCGGCAGCGCGACCCGGACCAGACATGCGAAGCGGTTCCGCTTTACCTGACCAACAAGGAGACAGAAATGA